GATCATAGCCTATAAAAACAGTATTTATTTTTTCACTTCTTTTCACATTTATCTCCTTACATATGTTTAAAAAGTAGATAAAACAAACCACTAATAAGAGAGAGGTCTGCACATACGGACCAGATAATGTATCCTCTAAACATCCATTTACCTGCTTCTCGGATTAAGGGGTTCTTCATCATCGTACCCCATTAACTTCTTTTTCATTACAACCTCCTGTAAAAAAGAGAAGACAGTCTTTCAGGTAGAGGTTTCTTTCCAGTAATCTTTCAATTCTGATTCTTCCTTAGACCTTGTGACTGCCTTCCCATATTCTTATTTAAGTTCTATAAGTTTTGGCTTCTTATCTTCTGGAATATTCTGTCTTAGCTTTATGATAACCATTCCATCTTCAAACAATGCATCTGTGACTTCGATAGTCTCAGCAAGATAAAAAGTTTTGGTAAATGCCCTGTTGGCAATACCTCTATGTAGAATGTTTTCTTGATCCTCCTTTTCAGAGTTGGTTCCACTAATTGTTAGTTTCTGTTCTTCTTGAACTACCTTCACATCCTTCTTATTAAAGCCAGCCAAGGCTAGTTCAATCCGAAATTCTTCATCCGATTCCTTGATAAAGTTATGAGGCGGATAACTCTGTTCACTTCTAGGAGCATCCGACATGGCCTGAAATAACCTGTCATAACCTACTGCCCATCTCTGAAAGTTAGATAGAGTGGGGTTGTTAAGAAATCTCCAATTACCTTCAAGGTGTACATTCATAATTTTCTCCTTATTAAGCAAGATATTATGGAACCCATGATTGGCATTCCATATATATATATTATACTACATTTTTATCTATACCACAAGTATTTTTTTCCAGATAAACAATAGCTCTACTAATTATAACTACATCATCCTGCAACATTCCTAATGATATGTTACAGGGATAGCAAAGCCATCCCCTAAATTCTCCTGTCTTATGACAATGATCAGCAGCCCATGCCCCTTGATTCTTTCTTCCGTACCTTTGCAACTGATCACTAGTCCTCTCACAAACAGGACAGAAGTAATCGGATGAAGGGTATGTCTGTTCCTTTAATATACTTGTACTCTTTCTTTTTAAGTCGCTACGACACTTCGTACACTTTGATTCTCTGTAATTGTGTGCGCTGGTAGCAAAAGAAAAAGAAGCTATCGGCTTATACTTACCACATAAGGAACAGGTTTTTCCTTCATCATCTGAACTGGAAAAATCATAGGTATCTTCAAGATCAAACAAGAGTAATTGGTCAGTCATATCAAACCCCACAAGTTCCTCCTACATTACTAATCTCACAAATATCATGAGCCTGTATGTTATCTTCAAATTCTTCACCAAGTTTTTCAATAGCTTCTGCATAGGAAACTCTGGTTAAAGGCTGTCCTCCCCTACAACCATCAGGATAGCAGGTAAATCCTCTTAATCTATGTGCATATTTTGCCAGAGTCTGGGCAAAGTCTTCTACCTTATCCTCGTTGTTGTCTTCCGTACCCCATGCTGGAAGATTGATTGTACTGGAGATAGACATGTCTACATATTCCTGTACGTTGGCCTGAAAGTTTAGTCTTCGTTCATAATTGGTAACAAGATCCAGAGCAGATTCTATCCGGTCAGGCTTCACATCGTACAGTTCAATCATTTCCTGTGCTGCACTATCCACAACATACTGGTAATGCCATCGTTTATTTTTAAGATACCTTCGTTTATATGCTACAGAAAAGATTGGTTCTACTCCGGTAGATGTCCCTCCTAATATTCCTATAGTACCTGTAGGAGCCACGGCCCGAACAGCTACAGGTGCAGAGATTTCCAGTGTATTGGAAAACTCTCTTGCTACCTTGTCAGACTCAGCTTCATATACCTTGAACCATCTATGTAGTTCAGGCGTGGTTTCGTACTTGTGTCCACGCTGGATCAACCATTCATGCAGACCCATCAGTCCAAGTCCTAAACGTCTGTTCTTTTCCCTGATATTATAAACTTTTGCATAAGGTAACTCTGCTCTGATGGTGCCGCATAATAAGAATTTAGTGGCAAGTTGAACGACTTCCTGCAACTGATTAAGATCGTCAATACGAGCAAAATTAAGGCTCCCCAGATTGCATACATCGCTATCNTCTTCAGAAGTAACCTCCGTACAGGCATTTCTAAGTGTCTCGTTTTCCTTTTCAAAGAAGTTAAAACTAAATCCCGGTTCTCCTGTATGGAGAGCTTGCTTAACATTTGTCTTGAATACATTTCCTATTTCTCCTTCTTCCCAATATTTAAGCAGCCACTCCGTATCATAGTTAACACTGATGTTGGTCATGTCGAGAGGCGCAGGAAAATTAAAGTCTTCCTGTTTAATATCAAACAGAGTTTTATCTGTGCTTCCTACTGGCATATCAAACCAGTTCTTGGATGTGAGAAACTGATCCACATCGTCATGCTTCCAGTTCAGGGATGCATAGATAGCAGATCTTCTAGACCCTCCCTGCATAACCTTCTGTCCTATCGAGTTGATCATCTGCATCTTTGGTAAGGGACCAGAGGCTATTCCTCCAGTACCCTTTAGAGTCTGGCCCTCTGATCTGTATATAGAATAGTCAGCACCTATACCTCCTCCTGTCATCAGACAGGATTCAGATTTCCAAGAAAGGTTAGCCCAATCTTCTCTGGTATCTTCCTCTGCTTTTAAAAGATAACAGTTATTGAAAAACTTCTTGTCCCTTCCTGCATAATAAAGGTAACGACCTCCCGGTAGAAATCTTATATTGGATATATGATCTATTAAAGATTCTTTCTCATCCTTATTAAGATTATCCTGACAGACATCTTCTACCAGTGTACATGCCAACTCATGCAAAGTCTCCGCTCCTTCATGAGCGTATTTGGTATAGAAAATATCTTCACTAAACTTGGATCTGAATTGCGGATTACGATTACTCTTAAACATGTCTTCCCCTTTCCCCTACCAAACTATTAAAAAGATCTTGCTGTTCTTTCTCTTCTGAATAATATAATTTCAATATTAATTGAGCGTAATGTATAGCTTTTTCTACATCCTTTTTACCTTCTCCCTTGATCCGATGTCTGGTAATATATTTTATTACATTACCTTCAAAGTAATCAAGGTTATTCGCATGAATATATTCTACTGGCTGGATACCACAACTTTTATAATGTTCCCCTCCAATCTGATCTTCCAGCGGATCAAAGGAGAGACTGGAATTTTCTTCTGACATTTTCTAGATCTCCTGATTTTATAACTTCATAAGCATAATGTCTAACCTTGTAGGGAGGGATGCCAGCCTGATGACATATCTGTTCAAAGTCTTCACATGTTACACCTACAGATGCAAAGAACCAAGCATCCGCCTGAGTTCTCTGTGATTTAATTTGGCTCGACTCTTCCTTCTGTTTGGGTTTTGTTAAATCAAGAAGAGCCTGAACAATAACAGAAAGATACAAGGTTCTATATGAATTTTTATTTGTTAGATCATATAAGGATTGTGTGGAAGTGAGGGCTGAAAGTTCAAAGGATGGCATGTTCTTGGACAGGTCTGGAAAATCTTCCACCTATATAGTTATTATAGTAAGCGGGTTCATCCGTTCCTTCCAGTGTAGCAGTGAACACATCATTTTTCATTTGGTAGTAGCACTCATAATATCGTAAGCTTCTTTTATTCTTGAACTCTGAAATAATTGTAAACCTGAAATGTTTCTTGCCAATCTTTTTAATATCCTCAAGGAGATATTTACTGGAACCCATATAAATTTTCCAATCAGATTCACTTTTTCTTTTTCTCTTTTTATAATTATAATATTGTTTAGAACCTATGTAGGCTTTTTTGGTTTTTAAATTTGTAATCTTATAAACAAATCCAAACTGATTTAGATCAGGAGGTTGATCATATTCCCAATGCATTACCATGCAGCCAGTTCAGGAACCTCTGGCTCTTTTGCTACCTGTACCAGATATCTTTTACCATTTGCATACTGAAAGACACGTATTCCCTGACCTTGATTAACATCCTGCCAGCACTCTTTCTTATGGCTACAATAAATGCACCCAATACCAAGCTTAGAGTTACCAGACTTGCCATCAGGAACACTAGGATAGCACCTGTCAGGCAGCTTAGAACTTGCAACCATCTTTTTAAGATGGTTAATTCTCGAACCAGCATTGATCATCTCCATTGAATGAACAGGAGTAAGGCAGATATCTCCAGTTGACTTATCAATAACAAGGAAAGCAGCTTCATCTACATTATTTGCTTCTGCATATGCAGAGATCTGTGCTATATAACCAAAGGGATCGTCGTTCATCAGGTTGTTACCTTTAAATTTCTGAAAGCTTTTTCCTGAAGAACTTTTACAATCAACAAGAACATCATCAATCATTGCATCCTGATGTCCAACAACTCCTGCAA